AAAGCGCGGGCGGGTTTCCTGCTGTCGATTTCAAACGTCAAGAGTTGCTCGAATTCTCAGCGGTACCGATTCCAGCGAATCCCGAAGCACTAGTAGAGGCTGGCGCAAAGGGTATCGATTGCGCCCCGCTGATTAGTTGGGCGGAAGCGAATAGCGTCAAGGCGTTGTTACCGCCCGAACCGAAAGACGAATCAGACTCCGAGACTCATTCTGTAGTTGTTGACGGTAGCGGCAAGTCCGGCGATTCGACTCAGCCCGAGTCGCCGGACCCCGTCGCAACGCTGCGCCAGTCGCTAAGCGATTTGGGCGAGGTTTCGTTACTAGTGCTGGACCGATACGAAGACCTAGCGCCCGAAGTACGGCGCAACCTAGAGACCGCAAGCGACGCGCTAATTAAAGCGCTCGAAGCGGTCGACAACCCGCCAAGTGAAGAACCGGACCTAGAAGGGTTCGTTGATAAAGCGCTAGCGGACGACCGAAAGAAATCGATAAATTTGGATAAGATTGTCGACGATTGCGTGAACCGTGGCGTCGAAAAATTTAGGACAGACCTTGCGCGAGCGAAAGGCGCGCTAATCTAACTGGGAGTTAACTAATGGACATTACCGAAGAAAAGGTAAGCGAGTTGATTAGTACTGCGCTTGCTAAGCAACGCGAGGAAGTACTCGCCGAAATCAAAACAACCCCCCAACGTCGGCACTTTCCGGCCGCCCTGTCGAATATCGACAAGAAAGACCGGAAGGATAAGCTAAGCGAGAAAGACGTTGACGAAATGAGCTCTAAGGAAAAGGCTCGAATCGTTGCACGTTCGCTGCTGACCATGCGCCGCGCTGGTAACAACCTGTACGCCGCGCTAGAGCTAGCCGAGTACGAGGGCCAAGAAAACGTCGTCAAGGCGTTGGGTACCTCGACAATCGCGGGCGGCGGCGGATTGATCGCCCCTGAGTTTTCGGCAGCCATTATCGAAATGGTTGAGGCTCAGTCGGTATTCAGAAAAGCCGGCCCAGAAGTAATGCCGATGAACAGCGGCTCGCTGACGATTCCGTATGAGTCAACAGCGGCTACGGCGGCTTACACAACCGAGTCGGCCAACATAACCAAGAGTGAGCCGACGCTTGGTCAGTTGCAGTTGTCGGACAAGAAACTGGCGGCGCTCATTCCAGCGTCATACGAGTTGCTAGACGACGGCGGCGCAGCGGCCGAGAATTGGATTATGCGACGGTTGACCCGCGCTATGACCCTAAAAGAAGATATCACTTTCTTCCGGTCTGCTGGCGCTAGTGGCGAGCCGATGGGTTTGCTGTATCTCGCGGCTGCAGCGAACAAGAGCAACAGTGCTCCCAGTTCGCCGACCGCTCCGACTCACGCCGAAGTGCTCGCGGACCTCGAAACGCTGCGTTACGCTCTAACCGGCGGCAACGTGACGCTAGATAACGCTTGGTACTTTTTCAGCGCGCGAACCGAGACCGCCTTGCGTCATATCGTAGACGCTTCCGGCGTTCGGTCTTTCCGCGACGAAATGGTGGACAACGGAACGCTCAACGGTCACAAGTTCGCAGTGGCTAACCAAATCCCGAATAACTTGGGAGTTGGTACCGACGCGTCGGAAATCTACTTCGTTAACATGAGTAACATCATCCTGGCCGAGAACGAGAACCTCCGGGTCGACTTCCTGCCGAACGTTGCTTATCACGACGGGTCCGCGGTTGTTTCCGGCGCGAGTCGGGACGAGTCCGTATTCCGGGCAATTTCGAGGCACGATCTGGGCGCAGGATTACGCGGCGCCGAAATCGCGGTTCTCGAAGAAGTTCACTGGACCTGATTAACGGGCACTAGGAGATAAACACAATGGCAGTACATCCAACAACTGACTTTGGAAATCATGGTAGCCCTGTATACGGCGGCGCTACTAACACGACGGGCGCGCCTTTAACCATTACAGCAGCTGGTACCGGCGATAACACAGCCGTTACCGGCGCTACGGTTGATAGGCATACGTACGACAATCCTATGTCTGTACTAGTCCAGGTTCTTCATTTGGCCGCGTTGCAAGCAACCGAGACGCTAGACCTAGCCGTGGAACTACAAGAGTCAAGCGACGGTTCGACTTGGGACACGGCGGAAGCGTTACAGGCGTCGGCTACTGTAGCGACCGGGGACACGGGCGGTACCAACGAGTCCGGCGTTACTCATTTCAACGTGAACTTGCGAAATCGGAAGCGATACTTCCGAGTCAATTTTACGCCTGACCTGAGCGCTTCCGGTACTGACACGGCTATACTTATGACCGCACTAGCCTTCGGCGGCGGTCAAGTAGTACCTGCGGTCTAACATGAGTAAGCTAGTAGCCGTTCGCATGGTTCGCCCCATGGGCGCCTATAATGCTGGCGAGGTATGCGGTTGGCCGGCCGATAAGGCTAGCCAACTTATCGCCAGCAAATACGCGGTTCCCTTTGCGGAACGTGCGAGCGTTACAAAAACCGTTGAACCTGTGTTGGACGAAGTTCCTACAGCGGAGACGGAGACGCCGAAACCTGCGCGTAAGAAACGCAAGAAGCGGCGTTCTAAAAAGACTAGTTAGGGCTCACGGTCTAACCGTGGGCTCGCTAGTCGAGAGGCGGGTTGATCGTGGCGCTCAACGCTAACGCTCTTACGACGGTTGAAACTCTTAAGAACGAGCTATCTATAACCGACTCGTCCGAAGACCTTCGCCTTGAGCGCTTGATCAACACCGCTTCCCAACAGATAGAAAATTATCTCGGGCGCCAACTCTACTACGATGCTGCAATAGAGGAAAAGCGCCCGGGATATACCTCGATGCTGTTACGCGTAGACGTGACGCCTATCGTTTCAATTACCGAGATTACCTATAACGACTCGGTACTAGACTCGGACAACTACGAAATACACGACGCCGACGCCGGGTTGATTTACAATACCGCGACTTGGATAACGACCGCGCCCTATACGCAAGAAATCACACAGGAACGTGTATGGGGCGAAGAACGCAAGCTGTACCAAGTAACCTACGCGGGCGGTTGGGTAACGCCGGAGCAAGGCGGGACCGTAACGCTACCCAGCGATATCGAAGACGCTTGCGTCAGGTTGTCCGCTAGCCGCTACAACCAAATCGGGCGAGACTCTAGCATTACACAAGAAAAACTAGGCGACTGGTCGGCTACGTACGGCGGTCAATCGTCAAGTGAGCTATCAACGTCGGGCGGAATACCTCCGGCGATTCGTTCTGTGCTCGATACCTATCGAAGGGCGGTTATAGGCTAATGGGTCGCGCGCTTCATTTGTTGACCGATACGATAACGGTTGCGGAAGTAACCGGGCGTAGTGGTTCGGGAGACCCGACTTTCGGAACGCAGTCAACGCTACCCGCGCGCGTCGAAAACAAACTATCGAAGGTCTTGGACAACGAAGGAAAAGAAGTCCTATCGTCTACCCGTATCTATACCGAGACCGAGTTGACCATGAATCACAGGATTTGGCTACCCGGTACCGATACGACCGACGGCAACGATTCAGTCCGACCGCTAATGGTCTCGAATAGCTCAACCCCTAACGGCTGGACGCTCTATAAAACGGCGCTCTGATGGCAATCGTACGAGTTACAGGGCTAGGCAGCCTACAAAAGAAATTCCGCGAGGCGGATAGGCGGACCCGTTCGGCTATGGTCGCGGCGTTGTTTCAACAAGGGACTAACATAATGGACGACTCACAACAGCGCGTACCTGTCGATACCGGCGCGCTTAAAAAGTCGGCCTATGTTGAAAAGCCTAAGTTGCGCGATGCAAATATGGCGCTAGGGTATGGCAAGATATACGCAGCCTATCAACATGAGGAAACTAGCTTGCGCCATCCTAAAGGCGGTACGGCCAAGTACTTGTCACGCGCCATCAACAAGATTCGATTACGATACGTGAAAGACCTAGCAGCGAAGACTCGAACGAACCTACGAAAGAAGCGCGGAATTCAAGCGGTCAAGGCGAAGTATCCGACCAAGGCGAAGGACGAAAAAGAGGCGATTGATATCTAATGGGCCTGAAACCGGAAGAGGACCTCGTGTCGCATTTGGCTACACAACTGTCGTTGACGGCGGGTACTGATATCTTTTACCGCCCGGTACTCCCGCCCGACGATTACGTAGCAGAAAAAGCGGTCTTTGTTTTCCCGTTCGGCGGACCCCCGCCCCAAGCAATGCTAGGCGAGACGGAAGCTGTCAGGCGTTCAATGATTATCGTTCGCGTTAGGGGCGATCAAGACGACTTCGACGGCGCGCTATTGTTCGCAAGGCAAGTCCGGGACGAAATCAGGTACGCCGACATTGCCAACTACATAGACTGGCGCCTTGAATCGACCGAACCGTTTTACCTTGGACAAGACGACGAACGGCATCCCGAATTCTCTATAACCTGCGAAGCAATGTACGAGGAATAATATGCGCGTCTATATGTTGCAAAACGTAACCAGCAAATCGGAGCGCGGCGTTGTAAGCGCGTACGCGAAGAACTGTTATTTCGAGGTACCAAGCGATCTAGGCCAGTCGTGGGTCGCGCAAGGTATTGCATACAGGGCGACGACTGAAAACGAAATCGAACCGGGTCAAATCGAGATACCCGAAGCGCCCGAGCAAGTTAGCCAGTCGACCGGAGACCGGAAGCAAAACAGCGACCCGGACGCGGTACCGGTCAAGCAAGTAACCGGGCAACGCGAGCCTAGCTCAGACCCGGAAGCGGTACCGTTTGTGCAAGTATCGGGCGGAGAAAAGAAGCCGCCGAAAGTACCGCCGCCCGAACCGGTAGCGGAACCGGAACCCTTGCCGGTACTCGAACCCGACGACGATTTAGAAGACGAAGACATAGAGGAGATTGACTGATGGCACGTACAGCTATTCCGGTTCAAACAATGCCGAAGCACGGCGGCGGCATCGACGACATTACGTTCACAGCCGCCGACGCGACTAACGATCACGAGTTTGCGAACAACGGGCATATGCTTTTGTTAATGCAAAACACAAGCGGCGGACCGTTAACCGCTGACATAATAGCGACCGACGATA